CATCCACATGCAGATGTTCTGTGGTTGTTCTGCTAGCCCCCTCCTGTCCCATCAAGGATGGAAAGATTGTAAATGCCATACGCAATCGTCTTGGTCGCATTCTTGACATAAATAGTTTTCAGAGCATATTGTACGCCAAATAGCAAGATTGTCTCAAGGATAAAGATCTATGCTTGACAGATGCAACCTGCTACGAGAGCTACCTGCGTTTTCCTACGGATATCAAGCTGCTCTGGGAGTGTTGCCATTGGCTTCACACTCTGCTGGTCTCCGAGTGTAAACACCTTTCAGAGCGTATTCCGAGAAGCAAGTATAATAATATTGACAAGGCCAGGCTTGCATACGCCAAGCAGCGCAAGCACACAGCCTCGTCCACACGCAAGCTCAGGAGAATACTCCAGAGACTCCTGTCCAAACTCCTTTCCCAATGGAATCGTCTGCGTAAACAGTACAGTCCTTGCATCTGTCTGTCGGCAGAACAAAAAAAGCAGCTGTCCGCTGTGCGTGAGGTATGCCTCCAACAGTCAGAACTATTCTCCGGTAAGGAAATCAAGCACCGTATCATCAGCATCGACCGTCCCTATCTACGTCCCATTGTCAGGGGCAAGGAAA